GCTCTACTTGTTGTTACTGCACCAGCCACCATCACGGGTGTGATAGTTGCTACGTTGATTAGATTTACTACGGTCATTTATCTTTCCTTTATCCAAATACTATTGCTGCGGCAATAGCAAAGCCTTTACTTGCTGCGGTAGCAACAGAACTGTCTACATACGCTTTTACCGATTGTTGTGTTGGTACTAACGTGGCTGAGTTACTTGTCATATCATCTTCATCTGCAAATGCCGTAACGGTAATTGTACCATCTGCTAAGCTACCAAAGTTTACTGTTCCTGTTGTTGTGATTGCAGATGAACCATTATCGATTGCACCAAAGCCAGACGTTATTGATCCAGAGTTTAGTGCGCCAGTAGTAACTATTGAACTTGACCCAGCTGTCACTCCTTTAGTATTAAGCTGTGTCTGAATATTAGAAGTAACTCCATCCGTATAGTTCAACTCAGCAGTAGTTGCTGTTACACCATCTAAGATATTTAACTCAGCAGGAGTAGAAGTAATAGCTGTCCCACCTACTGCAAGACTAGTAGCATTTACCTGACCTGCTGCACTATACACAACAGCTTTACTATTTACAATTGTTCCTGCAACTGAGCCATCCACAAGATTAAGTTCAGTAGCAGTAGAAGTTACACCATCTAATATGTTTAGTTCTGCAGCAGTACTTGTTACCCCGTCTAGGATATTAAGTTCTGCAGTAGTAGAAGTTACACCATCTAAGATATTTAATTCAGCAGCAGTAGAAGTAACTAATGTACCACCAAGCTTTAAACCATTTGAAGTATCGTGGGAGGCAATGTCAAAGTCATATGCTCCATCAGCAAAGGTAGTGTTACCTGTAATTGTAATTGTGCTTGCATCGGCTGTCAAGCTATCAAGTGCAATATTTCCTACGTTTGTAATATTTCCGTCACTAAAAGATGCAGTACCTGTAAATGTTGGGCTGGCTATAGGTGCATATTTATTATCTGATACTGATTTAGTATAATGATCTGAGAGAGTAAATGTTCCGTAACCTACAATATCAACAATATCTGCAGCCGTAGCAGCAGCAGCTAACACAACTGCAGTACCTGATGTTACAGTTACATCTGTACCGTTTAACATCTTAACACCATTTAGATACACATCTACGTAAGGTGCATCGTATGCTACAGGGAATGAAGTTGTAGAACCTGTGTAAGAAACCCCAGCAGAGTTTGTGGAGCTAGTACCCACCACAAATACTTCTCGCCCAGATGTACCATTTACATTTGATCCAGCTGCAGTCCAACCACCTGCTGAAGTTCTAACATTCATTACATTGCTAGTAGAGTTAAAATATAAAGCACCTGTAATAAGAGCATTGCCATCATTGTCTTCAGTAGGGGCAGAAGACTTAGAACCTAAGTAACGATCATCAAAGCTATCATAAGAAGCTGCAGCTGCAGCAGCACTAGTAGCAGCACTCTCTGCATTTCCTACAACACCCTCTAAGTAAGTTAAGTTTACAGCATCACCAGCAGCACTAGGATTAGCAAGACCAGTAATTTTGTTACTGCCCATTGCAATAACACCAGACATTGTACCACCAGCAAGAGGAAGTTTAGTAGCAATACTGTTTGTTATCGTAGTACTAAAACTTGCATCATCGCCAATAGCTGCAGCAAGTTCGTTAAGTGTATCTAATGCTCCGGGTGCTGAGTCAACTAGTGCAGCTACTTCTGTGTCAACATACAATTTTGTGGCTGCATCTTGGTTAGCACTTGGATTAGCTAGGTTGTTAATCTGACCACTGGTCATGTCTAATGTAGTACCAATAGTAACTGCACCAGTAGTTGTAATAGCATCTAAGTAAGCATGTGACCAATAGTTAGTTCCATCACCTAATGTGTAGGTACTATCAGCAGAAGGGATAATATTAGAAGCTACATCTGCAGTAATGGTAACTGTATCAGACGCAGCATTACCAAGAGTAGTATTTCCTGTTACACTTAGGTTACCACCTACCACTGCATTATTAGTGGCTGTGAGTGTACCTGTTACTGTTCCAGCACCTGCTACAGCCAAAGTACTATCAAGCACTGTAGCCCCTGTTATATCCACTGTGCCAGCAAAGTCTGCATTAGCACCAGCAAAAGTTACTGCAGTGGTAGTACCTGACTTAATGATTAGGTTGCCACTAGTGTTAGTCAGTGATCCAAAAGTAGTACCACCGTCCTTAACAAAGATGTCACCACCATCTGCGTCAAGTATAATATCACCAGCTACATCGACAGTAAGATCACCACTTGATACATCGTACTCGTTATTTGTAATGGTAGTATAGTCATTATCACCAATACTAACAGTGTCAATATATGCAGTACCATCTACATAAACATTTTTATACTCTACTGAGGATGTACCTAAATCAATATCATTGTCGGTTACAGGAACAATAACACCATCTTGAAAACGTACTTGCTCTACTGGATTAGTAGATACCTCTACGAAAATGCCGTGTCTATTGTTTGTCTGATCTACAGAGATGTGATTCTTTTTATCTATGTCTGCAATAAGAGGTACATAAGAGCCTTCATCAGAAGTCCCGTCATGCTTGTGTCCTGTAGTGCCACTAGTGCTGTGAGTGAATGCATCCCTGAGTTTGTTGTACTCTGAGTTTATTGGTGCAGCACGAACTACTGAGGTAGCAACAATATCTGCTGTGGATTGACGAGTGTAACCTGCCATATTTTATCTCCTGTCTCCTAGACCGTAAGTAATTGAAAAAGCCTGAATAGTGTGGCTTGGGTCTGTACCATTCGTCACATACTTAACCGATACTGATTTTCCTGAACCTGATACGTTGGTTGACCTAATAGGTGAAGGATTACCATCATATATTTCTTCTGAATCGTACTTTGCATTGTCATAATAAGCAGCAGCACCTTCTGTTGTAAAGCTGTAGTCATTAGGTAAGAGTATGTTTGGATCTCCATAGTCATACTCTAGACCTAGTATGATAGAAACTACACCCTCTGATCTCATATATGTATTTACGTTATAAACATTCTTACGTACCTCTGGGTCTTCCATGTAGATAAAAGGAGTCTGGAAAAAACTAAATATATCAGTACCATTAAAATCTGTGCCAGTTTCTTGTCTATATACATAGCCAGCATTATCACCATGAATAACAAACTCTTCATCTGCTATGTAACCACTAGCTACTTGATTAATTTCAATACCTACAATTTGACCAAACTCAAAACCTGCACCACCTTGCCCACTACGTCTAATACCACCAATAATACCTAGTGAATCTTGGTCTTGGAAAAACATACGAAACTGAGACTTCTTTTTAAGCACAACAGTTTTCATTGTTGTTAAATCTTCGTTGGCTGTAAAGTCTTCAAAAAGAGATTGTACAGGTTTAGATAAAGTTGAAAGTTCAATATCACCAATACGATCTGTACCAGATACTGGACGTAGACCATCAGGTGCTAAGAAGATTAACTCCCCATTAAATTCCACTACAGTGTCTGGTGCAATACAACCAAGGTTACCTGTTACATTCTGTAAAACAAAGTTAGCTTGATTGTCACCAACTAATCGTTTAATATTATTTGCACCAAAGATATACAGCTGATCACGAAAGGCTTTAATCTGTACAATTTTAAAGCCTACATTAATTACACCTCCACCATTAGCAGGGCTAAAATCTGCCTCAGCTACTGGTGAGCTAAAATGTAAATGGTAAGGTGCTGCAGCGTCACCAGCTAAAAATAGATGGTTGTTGAAAGCTGAAACTAAAGTAGGATCAGTAGGTGCATTACTATCTGTAATTTGTATGTAGTTACTACCATCATAAGTAGCTGCAGGGTTAATACCATCAACCATTGCAAACTTTGGAGTTCCCCAGTTAAAGTTTTCAAACCTTACTTGACTTACACCTACCATTGTGGGTGCAGTTGGCCTGTACTGACCTGCACCTGAACCTACAGTAATATTACCTGTAACTGCACCACTGGCTGCTATCTGAGTAATTGTGTTAAAAAACTTTGTACTTGTTACAGTAGCATCAGCCGCTGGGCCTGTTATAATTTCTACACTAGCTTGACCTAGATAGTCAGTTCCTGTAACAGTCAGAGTTATT